ATAGATTCTAAGTCTTTTTGGATCGAATTGAAGTCAACAGAAGACAAGTTTCCGATACTGTCCAAATTCCAAATGGCTTGGGCTTATGAATATCAACGTCATGGCGGTAATATATTTATTCTGCATCAGACCCTCTTGCAGAGGCTATTGAAACTTTACAGAGTGTCCGGTGGCGTGGATCCCTCGTCCCCATCCTCGTTTTCTCGTTCCCTCGTTCTCGTTTACCAAACACCGGACCCCGTACCGTCCCTGGCCTGGCCAGAGCTCAGGAGGCAGCTGGTGAAAAATAGTTCTTGACACAAATCCTCGTTGTGATAGAAGCAAAACTGCAAGAATGTCTGTGTGAGAAAAAGCTGGCCCTGCCGTCCATGGAGAGTAGATCGCCGCGAAACCTCACTTAGTATTTTTAGCCTCTTTGTCGGCCACCGGATTAACCTTCGGTGGCCGTTTTCTCGTTTCAAATTCTCGTTTCTCGTTTTCTCGTTCCTCGTTTAGCCCAACCCCCCTGCAGCGTAGCAGCTGGTACCAGACCCCAGCTGGTTTCGCCAGCTCAGGTTTCTCGTTCTCGTTTGACAGAAAGGCAGGTGGTCATTGGACTTTACTAAAGGACTGGCACCAGAGCTGGTGCAGCGAAGGATTCGTGATCCTGTAGATGAAGAAAAAATTTTTAAAAAAAGTTCTTGACATCTATCCCATGAGGTCTTATGTATAGAGGTGTCGGAAACCTATGAAGAAGAAGCAAGATAAGTAGCCGAGTTGATACTAGTTAAGAAGGAACGGGTCTTGACCGACAAAAAAACAAAGGAGTTAAAAATGAAAAATAAAATAATCAACTTAATACCCGAAGCCACAGTGCTTTCGGTGGTCTTTGTCATTCTAACTTTGACGGGGGTGATATCATGGTAAAAGATAGTAACATTGTGTACACATGCCCCGAACACGGCAAAGAAACATACTTCAAAATTAAACAGCTAGAGCGAATGCCGAAGATGCGTGAGTACGTCTACGTATGGTTTAAAGACAAAAAGCAATCGGAAAAGATGTGGGTGCGCATTACTAGTGGCAGCCGACTTAAGGGTCAAGGGCTACTCGACAACGAGCCACAACGACTCAAGCATTTAAAGCTAAGGGACATCGTTAAGTTCAAGACCGATGTGGAGGGAATCACATGGGGAAGATAAAAGAATGGTTAAAGGAAGGGGAACTGCATGAGCAGTTCCTCATTTCAGATATAGCTCAACATGGATGTGAAGGCGGAGTCGCCGGTTTAATTTATTACGATGACACTACCTCGTTTTATAATGAACATGAAGAAGAGATCTGGAAATATCTAGATGAAGCCGCTGACGCTGCAGGAGTTAGCGTTGGGTCCTTGTTTCCCAAGGACGTTTTCTCGCCTGCCTCGTTTAAGAATTGGACCTCATGGTTTGCCGTAGAGTCTGCAGCTCAGGAGCTGGCAGCTGGTTCGAAGCAGGAGTAGATATGTTTGCCATCTTTATCCTCATATTCTGTGCCATTCTTTATCCTGAGTTGACTGCATATGCCTTCTGGATCCTCGTTGCCGTTCTCGTGATGATGTTCCAGGATACAGAGAACTACCTTTCCCACCTGGCGCCAGCACCAGCTCAGGAAATGCTTTTTGGATCGGTGAATTTTTTTGTTTGACAATTATCCCATCTATGATAAGAGAGTAATGCGACTATCTTTTTTGGAAGTTTTAGATAGCACCTAAAGAAAAACTTTCATACTAACAAATAACAAAGGAGTTAAAAATGGGACTAGATCAATACGCAGGTTTTCGTGATAGCAATGGCGAAGTTCATGAAAACTTTTATTGGAGAAAACACGCAAGACTACAACAATTCTTCGCAGGTGAGTTTGAAAAACAGAAAGATAGAAAGGGCGACGGTTCTTTTGATCTTGGTTTTAACGGTGGCGAGGGTGGTGTAAAAATCACTGAGGAAATAGTCAAGAGGCTAGAGGAACAGGTCAAGAGTGGCTATTATGATTGCTTTGCACCTGATGGTTTCTTTTGGGGACAACAGTTTCAAGAGGAGCAGGTGAAAGAGTACAAAGCCCAAGATGAAGAATTTATCAAGTGGTGTAAGGAACAATTACAACAAGGTAAGGAGATTGGTTACGATTGTAGTTGGTAATTAAATTTGCTTGTTGCCGTCTTACGACGGCAACAGGATTTGGCGAGAGGTCTTTTGTCAGAGTAGCTCCTGTTTTAGACCTCTCACCTAATCCTCGTTCTCGTTCTCGTTTCTCGTAAAAGCCTTCGTACTTTTCAGTTCAGGGACTGGCACCAGACACCAGCTGGTGACGGAAGCTGATGCATTTCACATTACTTTTTCTCGTTTCTCGTTGGTTGTCAATGATTTTCCTATCTTTCTTTGACTTAGGGGCTGGGACGCCAGTTCAGGAGAAGGTAGAGTTTCTAAAGCAAATCTCGTTTCTCGTTGAAGAACATTGGCGTGGTTGCTGTGCTTTTCCTAGGGAGCTGGCCAGCAGCGATCCTGAAGGCAGCGTAGATAAGTTCTACTTTTTTTAATTTTTTTCTTGCAGCAGGAGACAGATGTGATATTAATTTAAAAAAACAAAGGAGCTATTAAATGACAGATAAAGTAGATCAATGGATTTGGTATCTAAACAATCGGACTCAACAGATTGGTAAATTAAAATTAAAATCTTTTTTAAATAAAGTAAATGATGACCCTTACTTTCACAGGGTAGCAAAAAGATTTTTTCCAACTAAACAATTAGCACAACAACATAAGGAGAAAGAAAATGGCAGAGCAAAACCAATTGCATTTCCAAGTGCAAGATGAAAACAAAGCTAGAAAGTACGAAGCTAACAAAAAGAAAAGAGAAGAGGTCAAGCAGTTCATCGATAGATGCGATGAAAGAAAGTTAACAGAAATTCATGCTGAGGTCACAAGATTGAAGAGAGGGTTTTATCTCTAATGCTGTTCCTCGTTCTCGTTGTCGTTACGTTTGCTTTCCTCGTTCTACCCTCGTAAAGGACTGGCGCCAGCACCAGCTGGGAAAATTTCGCCAGTTCAAGTTCGTTGGAAATTTAAAAAATTTGTTATGATGTCTAGGTCGCATTAGGTTTGAAATCTTAATGTGCGTGGCTCTATGGAAGAATTTTTTTTAGTAAAAATAAAAAAAATAAAAGATTTGCAATTAATTAAAAAATAACTAAACTGTTTTTTAAATCTATATTTTATAGATTAACACTTAACAAAGGACAAAAAACAAATGACGACACAAACAAAAAAAGTCCCTCAATTAGACAAAGGGCAAAAACAAGTTTGTAAAGCATACATTGAGCAATCTTACTTGTTAAATAAATATCAAACTTTGAAAGCTGACACTAAAGAATTAGTTGGTGCTTTCTTTGATATCCTAAAAAAGAATGTAATTATTTTAAATGATAATCAGTACATTCAAAAAATAGAAAGAACTCAAAGACGATTTGATAGTAAAAGTTTTATTGAGTTTGTTAATTCTAAAGGCGATAGGAATTTGCAAATGTTGATTAATGGCTTTTATAAACAAATCAAAACAGTTGAGTTAAAACCTTTTGATGATAAATTAGAGAAAGAAAAAAGAAAGGAAATAAATAATGCCAAATAATAATGACAATAATAACTTACCATCAATGAGTGTTTTATCTCAAATGATAACAAATCACATGCAAAACAATAGAGGCATTGAACAAACTAGAGTGCAATCACTTTTAAATGATAATGGAGTTGATAAATCTCTTAATTGGCAATTACTTTATAAACTATTGGAAAGTGCTGTTGAGGAATTTATCTTAATCAACAATGGCAATCCATTAGCTGATGACTTTAGAAATAGAGTTGTTAATAAAATGTCAGATGTGGTTAATATCTTAATGGGTAATCAACCACCAAATAATAGCTAACTAATCCCTAACGCGTGGCGACCATGTCGCCACGCAATCCTATTCGCGACCTCAATAGAGGTACCAACCACCCAACAACCACCAAACACCCAACCCGACACGCCACCCCCCTTTTTTTGTTTATATGGTACCTGACGCTTGGACTTTACAATCGATTTCATACATGTATAGATATATAAATACTTATGAGTCTAGATACATTAACAACAGATCAATTAAGAGATCGTGTAGAAAAATTATATATTGAACACATAAAAATGTGTCAGGACAATTTTTTATATTTTGTTCAAACCGTTTGGCCAGATTTTATTTGTAGAAAAGAAAGGGACCCAAAAAAGTGGGGGCACCATCAACACATTGCACATGAGCTAACTAAGATTGCAAGAGGCTCAAAAGGGAGGCTCATTGTTAATATGCCTCCTAGACATACTAAATCTGAATTCGCATCTTATTTGTTTCCTGCTTGGTACATAGGGAAGTTTCCTAAGAAAAAAATTATGCAAGTTTCACACAACGCAGAACTTGCTGGTAGATTCGGTTCCAAGGTAAGAAATTTAATTGATAGCAAGGAGTATAAAAGTATTTTCGGAGATGTTAAACTCCGTGAAGATAGTAAGGCAAAAGGACGTTGGGAGACCAATCATGGTGGGGAATATTTTGCAGCGGGTGTTGGCGGTTCTATCACAGGACGAGGGGCGGACTTACTTATTATCGATGATCCACATACGGAGCAAGATTCATTATCTGACTCTGCTATGGAAAGAGCATACGATTGGTATAACTCAGGACCACGACAACGTTTACAACCAGGAGGTTCCATTTTGTTAGTAATGACAAGATGGGCTCAAGATGATTTGACTGGTAGATTATTGAAGGCTCAATCTGAACCTAAAGCTGACAAATGGAAGTTAATAGAATTTCCTGCAATACTAGAATCAGGTAATCCTGTTTGGCCTGAGTATTGGTCATTAGAAGAATTAGAAGCAGTTAAAGCATCTATCGTTCCAAGAAACTGGAACGCACAATACATGCAGGACCCAGTCGCCGAAGAAGGTGCAATCCTAAAACGAGAATGGTGGCAACCTTGGAAAGGTAAAGTGCCTGCATTAAAACATGTTATTCAAAGTTATGATACTGCATTTTCTAAAAAAGAATCTGCTGACTATTCTGCTATTACAACTTGGGGAATATTTGAACCGACGCCTGGAGAGAATTGTTTGATACTTCTAGATGCAGAAAAAGGTCGTTGGGATTTTCCAGAACTTAAAGCAGTAGCTTTTGAAGCTTATAAATATTG